TCCATTACCATCTGAAAATTGTCCGTTTTTTGAAAAAGCTACTTTTGCTGCATCTGCATCAACAGCAACTCCAATAATGTCATTTGTAGTAAAACTTGAACCATAAGTTGAACTACTCCCATCTACATATTTTGCTCCAGAGCCATCTATTCCTACCCCACTATCAGTATCTTTCCCTGACCATGCACTTTGATTATTTTGCTTTAATTTCTGATAACTGTCTGGAGAAATGCCAATTAATGAACTTAATACAGAACTACTACCAGCCCTTAATAAAACCTCAAAATAGTATTTACCTGATCTCATTGCAAAGGTAGCAACAGAAGAAACATTATCATCACTGTCTGTATAATCAATATCTAAATTTCCGTTTGAAATTCTATCTGGCTCCCTTGAATTTAAAGGATTAACTACTGGATAATTATTTGTTGGTGTATCTTCTAAAGAATCATTATGGCGACCAGCACTTACTGAAACACCTTGAGGCGATACATTGTTTCCTAAACCGCTATAATCTTTTCCTATAGTTGTGGCTGTATTGTTTGAATTGTCAGTATAAGCTAAATAAAAACTATTACCTGAGAACCCACTTGTATATTTTTTAGGAATAAATTGTCCTGTTATTGTATCGGTTTCTGTAAAAAAAGAAGGGTCATAAGCCTGACCATCTATAAAATAAGTTTCAGCATAAGAATAATCACCAGAATCCCAATGTGCATCGTGATTTATATAGTGAGTTGTTGTTGAATTTATAAAAGTTGAGGAGCCTGATGCTGGCGTAATAAATGTTGTAACTTCTTGCCTCACCCCATTAACATAAATAATTGCTCTGTCAGCAGACGTTCCATTGTCACTATCCCAAATCAACAAAATATGATACCAAGCTGTTGGATCTCTAAATCTACCTGTAGTTACAATTTGTGCTTTGCTTGAACCGCTAACTCTTAATTGATAAGCTATTTTTCCATCAGATTCGAAAGCAAAATTTTCTCTATTATTGCCTGTGCCATTAAAAGCAAAAATTGGTCTTAAATCATCGCCATGTTTTGCAACTTTTAACCAAGTGCTAAATGTCCATTTTTTTCTATTACCATCACTTGATCTACTAATTTCTAGGTAAGAATTATCGCTTCGATTTAGCCTAATACTCCTTTCAATTTCATAACTATCTGCTGCTCCAGATGCTCCTGCTCGAATTGTGTCAAATAAAGCCATCTATTTTACATCTAAAGTAACAACACAATGAACATTGTCGGCTGCTCGTACAACATAATCTAGTCTATCAACTGCATTGGCTGCTGTCGACAAAGTAGGTGCTGTACCACCAGCAAATTTATAATCTGAATGGAAAGCTGCTGTTCTTCCGCCTGTCCCATCTTGAACAATAAATATAGATCCACTTTGACCTATAGCATTTGAAGTCGAGCTAGGATCACCAAATGTTCTATTACCGCCAAGAGTAACAGTATGATGTATTCCAGAATCAAGATCAACAGTAATTGTTGATCCATCAGACAAAGTAGATACAGCAGCAGCACATCTAGAATCAGCACCAAAAGATAGACCTGTGCTTAAACTAATTAATCCACTTGCTGAGTCATTTGCATCTGATCTTAAAAATTGACTTGAATCAATACTATCCAAAGTTGCGGCGTTACCTCCGTCAGCAGAAGTTATGTAGCCAGCACCATTTGTTATTGCATTATTGTTTAGTGAAATATTAGCCGTTCCATCGAAAGAAACACCAGCTATGGTTCGTGCAGTGGCTAAAGCCGTTGCTGTAGCAGCATTTCCAGAAGTATCTTGGTTTCCAGAAGTGTTTACACCAGGTAAATTTATATTCCCAGTTCCATCAAACGATACCCCGCCAATATTTCGTGCGGTTTCAAGTGCTGTGGCTGTAGCTGCATTTCCTGTAGTGTCCTGATTAAGTGTGCCTACAACAAAATCTAAAGTACCATCACCGTCTTGGTAGGTAACAGTGATTCCTGTTTCGGTATTACCAGAAACCATACCACCTACAATATCTTGGACTTGTTCATTGGTCAGAGTTGCAGTTATATACCCTGCTCCATTAGTAATTGCATTATTATTAAGAGATATATTCGCAGAACCATCAAAACTAACTCCTGCAATAGTTCTTGCAGTTGTCAAAGTATCAGCCGATCCAGCTACAATTCCAACCGCAGAACCACTGTCATTCTTACTAAATAACTTGCAATTACTGGTTCGTATTGCCAACTCTCCGACAGAAAGATCACTGTTTCCTGGATCGCTACCGCTTGCTCTTTTAAGTTTGATTGTGTTAGCCATTGGCCTTGCCTCCTAATAGCTATTTTTAATAAGAACCACCGTCTATGTTGAAGCTAGACGCACTTTCATCTTCTAAAAATGTAACTAGGTCAGATAACGCAACCTGTTTCATAGTTCCAGCATCATTTGTTACTAAACGATCTGCTGCTGCCAAAGTAGTGGATGTTGCAGCAGTATCACCATCCATGATGTTCAACTCGCTAGTGCTTACCGTTGCTCCGTCAAGAATCGCCACTTCAGTCGAAGTTAAGGCAGCTAAAGCAGCAGAAGCACCTGACTGACAACCAGATAAGTTATCAAGGTCTGCATCATACGCTTGGACATTTGTTCCAATCGCTAATCCTAAAGCGGTTCTAGCTGCACTTGCACTTGTAGCACCCGTTCCACCATCGCCAATAGCAAGTGTTCCTGTTATAGAACTAGCAGCAAGATCAACAGCAACTTCAGTAGATTCAATAACAAGTCCACCATTTGCTTTAAGATCAAGAGAAAGTGTATTACCTGATTTATCTAAGCCATCTCCTGCTGTTACCTGACCAGCACCAGAAAACTGAGCAATAGTAAGGTTATTTGTACCAACAACAGCAGATCCTTTGTTAGATGTGCAAACAAATCCATTGTCAGCATTAACAGTTCCCTGTTCAACAAAAGTAAAGAATCCAGCAGCGTCATCTCCAGCAGCTAAGTCAGTTGCTCTTGCTGGACTAGACCCTACAACATAAATACCATTTTCCGAAGCAGTTGACTGATCTTTAACAAGAACACGATCATTAGTTGAAAGAGTTACACCATCTAATGTGTCTCCATTATTAAGAGCAGTAGATATTGTAATGTTTGCTGTAGTAGCTGCTACGCAAGAATCTTTAACATCTAATCCCTGTGCAGTAGACTCTACAAACGATTTGGTCGCTGCATCTTGAGCATTTACAGGGTCAGATAGGTTAGTTATTGTTTGACTATTTAATGAAACTGAACCTGTTGGCGCAGCCATTTGATCTAATCTATTTGCCTGTACACCTGTATCAAAATCACTTATTTTTGTATGAGCTAACGAGGGAATATCAGCAGCTACTAAAGCTCTAAATGTTGGAGCAGCATCACTACCTGTTGTCGGACCAGCTATAACTTTATTTGCATTTTGTACTGTCGATTTATCAAAGAAACTACCAGTTCCACCGATTGCCTCAATAGTTGTAGCAGTTCCCCCTGCTCCACCTGTTCCGATACCAATAAATAGTTTTTTACTACCTTCTGCAAAAGCTAACTCAGCATTTGCAAGGCTTGTGGGTGCTGAAGATCCTGTAGATCTTTTTATGCGTACTGTGTTAGCCATAGCGTTTTAGTTTAATGATACTAATGGATGTCAAAAATTTCCACCATCCACAAGTGTTAAAACTGTGTGTGTGGCAGTAGCTTCAAACCTTGAGTTTGAACTATTAAAGACAGGAATTGAACCATCGACTTTGTTATCGCCATTAAATTCAAACCCTGATGCAGCAGGACCTTGTGGGCCAGCCGTAGTAATTTCAACTGTAGTTACGTCAGAAACCTGACTTACAGTTACAGAATTGGGAGTGCTCATGCGGTGTAACCCTCACTTATAAATAGTTTACCCTCTAAATAATAGTTTTTGCTACCCGAAGGTTCTGTTAATAATACGTCATAAAACAAAATTTCTGGAGTAAAAGTTGCAGTATCAGTATCAGACAAAGAAATATCTACAACTCCACCTGTCCTATTTGTATAAGCTACTGTCCAATCTGCATATTTTGTAGAGCGTGATTCATCATAAACTTGTGCAGCTACAGTATATCCCGTTAAATCTATAGCCGATCCAGTTGAATCTTTAAATGTTAGTCTAATAGGAAAGTCTGCTCTCCTATCTACAGTAAAATTCTTTTTTCCAGGAATAATTGCCATTTATTTAATGTCTAAAGATACTGCACATTGAATAACATTGCTTGATTTTATTATATAGTCAATTCTATCAATCGCACTAGCAGCAGTAGATAAAGTTGGTGCAACTCCACCTATAAATTTAAAAGCACTGTTAAAACTTGCTGTTCTAGATCCCGTTCCATCTTGTGTAACAAATATAGATCCACTTTGTCCAACTACCTGATTACTAGGTGCAGCAAAGGTTCTATTGCCACCCAAAGTAACAGAGTGATGACAGGCAGTAGCCATATCAATAGTAATTGTCGCACCATCAGATAATGCTGTAATATTTGAAGCTGCTCCACCTGTTAAAGAAACACCGCCTGATACAACTTCAAATTTTGTAGATCCTCCTAGTTGTAATTGTAAATTACCAGTACCAGTTTCATTAAATACTGAATTAGATCCAGAATGACTGATAGTAAGATCAGAAGAGGAACCAAATACTAATTTGGCATTATCAGCAAATTCAAGAGCATCATCCGATTTATCCCATAAAACACTATAGTTATCTCCTTGAAAAGCAACATCAACTGTTGTTAACGTGCCTGTCATTGTACCGCCAGCTACAGGAAGTAAGCCTAAATTTGCTGAATCTATATTTCCTATCTCAGTAAAACCACCATTACTTGAATTTCTTATTTTTAAAATATTTGAGGTCGTATTAAGAAAAGGCATACCAGCAACACATTGACTACTGGTTAAGTCAGTAGACTTTGAATTACTAGACTGGATCGCAGCAAAAACAGCGTTCAAATCAATTCTTACGTTCTGACCTGAGTTATTTTCAATAGTGTAGTTTGTTACGTCAGCCACAGTTAAATACTATTTTCCTCCATGTTACCCTCCTTTGCCGAAACCAACAGCACTGTAGGTAAAGTTCCTATCAATACTAGCATCACTTGAGTTTTTAAAGTGAACTGTGAAGCCAGTTCCAGATATGCTACTAAGTTCAAAGTAATCACCTGATGCCATATTCTGTGGAGAGATATTAACAGAAGGTAAGAAGTTATTTAGATTACCTAGTGCAGATGTTCCAACAAAAAATGGTGCTGTAAATGTAACTGCTTTTGCTCCTGCTCCAGATGCAATAACAGCAGATTGTTCAGTTCTAGAGGGCAGAGTTGCTGTATACCCTAGTTGTTGTAAATTCATATTTTGAGCAGCATCGGCAGTTTCTAAAGTAGCTCTAAACTGAAAACCTCTACCTTTGAATATTCCGTTAGCCATGGTATTAAACGATCCATAAGTAGGAGAACTGCTTGGGTTATCAGTTGTTGTCCTTACAGCTAAAACAGCGTTGGCATCATTAGCTATCGAACCATCAAAATCTGTCCATGTATCAATATTCGCTGTTCTATTATCAAACTGATCTCCAACATAGAAACCAGCACCTTGAAAATGTCTTTTCAAAGTAAGTGAAAATGTTGCACCTAAATCAAGAGTCTCTACAAAATCATAAGTACCAGTAGCATTTGAACTAGGATCTGTAAGTTTTAATCCACCAAGAGAAGAGTCAAACGTAACATTACTTTTCGTTCCATTAAAAGGTGTACTGTCTGTATCTTCTCTGTCGGTTTTTACAGTTATAGAATCTAATATTTCTGGTAATGTTATTGAAACAGAAGCCTCTGTGGTACTAAAACGTAAGCCATCGTCTTGAAATTTCGCAAGATAAGTTCCTGGAAGTGCTGGACAAATTGCCTCTGTAGCGTTACCAGGTACAGCCTCAATAATGTCCTGTGCAGCCTGGAACGTGGCAGATCCTCCCGTCAAATTTGTATGCCGTATGTAAACTCGACCTCCATGAAGAACATCTACAGCAGTGGCTTGTGTAAATCTTAATCTTACAAATTGATCGTTAATAGATTCAATACTAAGATTTTGTACATTCTCTGGTACAGCAGTTTTACCTTGAGCAACAAAAACTGTCTCAGTAGAATTAGGAGATATATTTAGAGCAGCATTAAATGAGTAAACTTCAATCGTATAACTTCCTCTTTTACTATCTAAAATCTCAAAGTCACTACTAAATACAACTTGAGATATAAAATTAGTATCCTCAAATTTATAATTAACTAAATACTGAGTAACTCCATCTACAGGCTGCCAATCTATAATTAATTTACTTCTAGCCATATTATTAAGAGTTACTATCTTTTCTGCAACAGTTAAGTTACTTGGAGGTGACGCTGGTGCATTTAGTAAAGATATTGTCCGTGTAGGTAATGCAGTACCATTTTCGATAAAAGCATATTTGCCCTCAACATAAGACAAAGCTGTAATTACATAGTTAATATCGTCTTGCTCTTCAACTTGAATTACTCTAAATAATTGTGTTTGTAAATCCGTGCTAGATATTAGATAGGGTGCGTTTACATTTGGTGCG